TCGGTGGCGTCGGGTGGCGCTCGCGGTGCGCTCCCTTCGGCTCCCGGACTGTTACTTTCATTCCGCCGCTTTCGAGCTCGACCAGGTCCTGGACCTCGAGGTCGACGCATTCCTTGGAGCGGAGCCCGCCGCGCCACAGCACCGCGAGAATCGCTCTGTTCCTTTCGCCCGCCCACCCGCCGCCGCAGGCCGCCAGTAGCCGCTGAGCCTGGCCTGGCCCCAGCGGCGACGGCGGCAGCTTGCGCCCCTTCACCCGATCACCAACCGTATCCGGCTGGCCCACGTCGAGGGGCCGCCCCTCGGCCCGACGTGGACCACCTCTAGCAGGCCCGCCGCCTCGGCCTCGGCGATGGTCCTATAGGCGGTCCTGCGGGAGACGTGAAAGCTATGGGCGACCTGGGCCGCGGTGAACGGGAACCGGCGAGCGACGGCCCACGTCAGAAATTCGAAGGCCCTCCGCATCGACAGCCCCCGCCCCCCGCCCCAGACCGCTGACTTACTCCCCATCCTCGCCCCCGTCGTCCTGCCGCAGAACGCTGCCGCAGATCGGGCAGCGCTCGGGGACGGTTTCCTCGGGGACCGCGAGCCGACCCCAGCCGCACCCACAGAGAACGTCCACCCTCATGGCGCGAGGCTCGACAGCTCGACCACAAGCGCATTCGCCAGCGAGCCCGCGTCGGCGGGGTCGAGGATTGCGTCCATGCCCTCCGCGATGTTTTTGATGTCGGTTTCGAGAGTCGAGATGACCTCCCCGAGAAATCGGGTGCGCTCGCTTTCAGTCGCGTGTTTCCATGCGCACCGTAGATCGGTGAGTCGGTTCCGCTTCCCCTTGCCGGGGGCTGCTTTCTTTTTCGCCATAGCTAGGACCGCCCGAGGTCGGCAAGCGTCTGCTTCGCGGTTTCGAGGACGGCGGTTCGCAGCTTGTCGGCGTAGAAGCTGTGCCGTTTGCTGTTCAGGTCGTCTACGTCGTTGTCGTAGTAGTCGCTCTGCGGATTGTCGCCGCACACGACCAGCGCGCACGCTGCGAGGATTTTCTTGTCGGGGACGTGCCCGATTGAGCTGGGGTTCGTCACTTCAAAGAGCGGCGCCAGCGCTTTGAACAGCTCGCTTCGCAGTCGACTCCGCTCATGGCCCGCGGACGTCGCGGCCTGCTCCCATATTCGATCTTCTACTGAATCGTTTCTACTGGACATTGCTACCCCTCGTTGAGCGCTCGCAGGGTCGCCACCGATTGTCGGCGGGTCCCCTCGCGAGCGCGGAAAACAATCACCTCGCGGCGCGCGTGCAGCGCCTCCGCGTCGAAGCACAGGCGGCACGAGTGACAATCGAGGCCCCTGCCGGTTTCCTCGGGGCATGGACGCGCGACCAGGTCGAGAGGCCGCAGCGCCTGCGCCTCGCTCCACTCGCCCACGACGAGCGCGGCGGCGTAGCCTCGGCGGTGGGCCGTCGCCGCTTCCTTGGGTCGCTCGCAGCTCGCGAGCTGGGAAATCGTGCCCCACGAATCGCGGCGAATCGTGCGCCAGTGGTGGCTGTAGCCCCAGGCGGGACCGCCGCCTCGGGCGCGCAGCTCGCCCACCGCGCTGGCCAGCTCGCGCGCCTCGCGGGTCGAGGCCGTCTCACCGACAACCCCGAGCCGCAGCGGGCGCCCATCGGTGGGCAGCGCCCTAATCGCGTTCGCCTCGGCGGCGGTTACGTCGTAGCTGGTCGCCTTCGACGCCACCGCCGCCCGCGTGAGGCGCCGCCCGTGTATCCCCACGTTTCCGCGTTCGGCGTAGCACCCCGCGTGCAGCAAGGGGCACCCGCCGCACCCCGTTGTCGCCTTGTAGGTCGCTGAGACCTGCCGTAGCTCGGGCTCGGTCGTTAGCTTCGCGTTCGCGCTCGTGAGCACCGCCGTGGCCAATATCGGCAACGTGGCGCCCACTAGAAGCGCGGACCAGGACGCCCGAGGGCGCCGCCCACTAGCCGCAGAATCAGCGCCGCGACCACCGCCGCCCCGCACATTGACAGCGCCCGCTCAGCGCCGGGGAACGGCGCCGCAGCTCCGACCAGAAGCGCCGCAGCGATGGCGCAGACGATCATCAGCGCCGAAGCGAAATCGAGAACCCCCCTAATCGCGTTCATGCGGGCTCCAAATGGCGCTCGGACCACAGGACCAGATTGGCCATTAGAATCGGCTTCGGGCCGCCCTCGTCCTCCCATTCCGCGCGCCACTTGACCACCGCCAGCCGCGTGGACGTCGACAGCTCGCGAACCTCGACCACGTCGCCCTCGTGGTGCTGCGGCGAGTCGAAGTAGGCGCCGACGCTCCGCAACCAACTGCACCGCATCGTGACCACGTCCCCCACTGAAAAGTCAGTTTTCACCAGCCACCCCCCACGCTCTCGTCATCGTCGCCGCAGCAACTGCGGCAGCCTGGACAGTCCATCTCGGCGCACTCGATCACGCGGCGCCGACAGCCGCCACAAATCGCGGACGTGGCGCCCTTCGGTAGCTGGGTGCCGCAGCTCGCGCAGTTCCATCGGAGTGAACCATCGGGGTCGACCGAGGGGCAGCCGCCCCCGTCCCCCATCGGCGGCGGGCCATGCCCACAGCAGGGAAAGTCTTCGCATAGTGCCATCGTCGCTACCTCACCGGGACCGCTGAAAGTGGGGGGGCGGCGGGTCCCGTTGTCGCCGCCCCCCCGAGGTGGCCCGGCAACCTGCCGGACGTCCCTCACCCATAACCGCTCCTGCGTCGTTAGGTCTCCCCGCCCGGACCTCAACCCGGACGGGGAGCGCTAACCGCTCAGGCCCCGCGAACGTCGCCCCCCTCGTCGACCAGGCCGAACAGCGACGGCGCGCGCCGCTCTGCCTCATCTTGCGCCGCCTGAAGTACCGCGAGGCGTGCCCGCATGGCCGCAACCTCGCGATTGGCGCGGTGGACCACGTCGCACCGCGAGGCGTGCAGGTCGCCCGAGCGACCCCGCCGCAGCTCGGCGAGGAAGGCCGCGAACTCGCGCGAGTCATCACGCGACATCGGAGGGAACCTCCGCGCGCCCGGCCATCTTCCGGCGCCGCTCGGCGATGATGAAGTCAGCCGACAGCCGCACCGACTCGACCAGGCCAGCCGACTCGCGCTGCCAGTCGGTCCCGGCGCCCATGTCGGGCGAGACCACTGCCAGATCCAGGCGCGGGGAGTTGACGTCGAGCACCTCGATCAAGTGCGGCAACGAGTAGTCGCCGACCGTCACGAACTGCCAGCGACCAGGTCGCCGCTCGACCAGGCTCACCGAGACGATCACCGCCGCAGCTCGCGAACCAGCGCCAGCGCTGCGCCGTGGTCGGGCTCAGGCCGTCGCGCGGTGAGGACGTCCCGGCCCACGCTACTGACCAGCTCGCGAACGTCGGTCAGAGCGGCAGCGCCGTCGGGACAGCAACCCGCCACCGCGTCGGCGATAGCGTCGAGAGCCGCAGCGTCGGCGCGCACGTTGCGCAGCGCTGCGTCGGTGGCCAGGCCGCGCGAATCCGAGACCGGCGTGAACCCGTCAACGAGGTCGACGTATCCGTCTCCGTACCCGCTCGCCTCGTCGGCGCGAACGTGCGCCCATTGCATGAGGGTCTCTGAGTCTGCGAGGCAGTCGACCGGGTCGCGATCCATCAACTGCGACAGTGAGTGCCGCAGCCAATTACTGGCGGTGAGGTCGTCGCGGATCTCGCGGTAGTGTTCGGTCCAATGGCGTCGGGACATTTGATTCACCTTTCGGGGGCGAGTGCCCCCCCTGTAGCGCCGCGAAACTGCGGCGCCTCTCAGGTCTTAGCATCGGTAGCCCCGCCCGCAACCTGTAACGGTGAGCAGCGATCTCGAGCCATTGCGACAGGGGTTTACGCGTTATGGGTGGCGGCGTCGCTGTCGCTTCGGGCGGCGCAGCTCGCGCAGCTCGGAGAGTGCCTCCGCGCGTTCCACCGCAATGGCTTGCGCAGCGTGGACCAGGCCAGGCCGGGGGGCGTCGGCGGCGAACGCGGGCCAGACCTCCGAGACCGGCAGCCCCAGCGCCCAGGCCACCCGCACGAGCTTGCCCACCGCCACCGAGACCAGGCGCCCGCGCTCCAGCTCGCCGACCAGGCCGAGACCCACCCCCGAGGCCGCAGCAACCTGCGCCCGGCTCAGGCCGTAGGCCCGCCGCAGCTCTGCCAAGCGGCAGCCACCGCCCGCACCGTCAACGACCACCGCGAGCCCGCCCCAGCTCTCGACGCTCGGAGTCAGAGAGCCCCACGAGCAGCACCGCCGCACTGGCAGCCGCGACCAGGCCCAGCGGGCCATGCTCTGCGCCACGTCGGCGCCAGCGTGCAATGGCATCCGAGACGACCAGGCGAGCAGCGCCAGCGACCGGAACCCCCCACGCTTCAGCGACATGAGCGAGGTCGGCAAGCTCCCCGGCAGTGAGGTGAACGCGGACAGTGTGGGGGCGAGGTCGAGACCGGCGAGGCATGGCGCCAGAGTAGGGCAGCACCCGAGCCCGAGCACCAGGCGCAGCGGGTGGCGTGCCTCGTGTCGCTTCCCTTCGAAGTGTGCGCCGGATCGAGCCGGCGACCACGACCAGGTGGGCGAGCTGGTCGACGTCGAGCTCCGGATCGTGGCCGAGATCGCGGCTCGGCGTGGTCTCGCTGTCGGAATCAGCGAGAAGCGACAGCGACAGCGGCAGCGAAGGGAGGGGGAGGGGGAGGGGGGACCCTTCGGCGCAGGAAAAGCGGGGTAGGGCGTCGCCGGATGGGACCCGTCGGAGGCTCTATATCTAATGGGACCAGCACATGAACGCTCTCTACGTTTCGACCCGCAACTCGTTGCGCTACCGTGACCCGACCAGCGGAATTTCCCGGCTGGTTGGATTTCCGAGGAGACATCCCCATGGACGAGTTGGACGCGATGGACAAGGCGGTGCTGGCGATGGCCGAGCGGTTGGTGAACACGGTCTGCTTGACGTTGGAGGCGAGGGCCCGCCTCTACGCGCAGCAAGGCGACCTCTTCGAGGCGCAGGCAGCGTCGGCGCAGTCGTACGCGGACGGTCGTCGGCTGGAGAACCAGGGGTACACGAAGCCGGTGGATCCCGAATGAGGGTGACGCTTCGGACGACTCGGACGGGTCGGATCGACATTTCGGTCCACGGTCACGAGGCCCCGCACTTCGTAACCTTCCATGCAGAGTGCTCTCTGCACGCATTCGAGCTGTTCGACCATCGAGAGAATTCCGCCGTCGGCGCAGGCTCGGAGGAGGCGTCGGACCCGGCAGAGCGCGCCTCCCCGGTGGTGGTCGCCGACGGCGTCGGACCCTCGTATTTCGGGGTGCGGGCTGCGGCTGCGGCGATGGTGGCGGCTTGGGACGCGGCGATGGTGGCCGGGGACACTTCCGCGTTGGAGACGCCGATCACGCGGCTACGGATTGCGGTGGGTCTGGCCGACGACGCTGACGACGACGACGCGGAGGACGAGGCCGCAGCTCAGGCCGAAGCCGACGAGCTGCTGGCTGCCGGCGGGATGCGGCGTGAGGGGCCCGGCGACGTGGTTCCGGTGGCGGAACCGGGTGGTCCGGTGCTGCGGCAGCCGAGGCATTGGCTTGGGGTGGCGCAGCTCTTGTGTCCGGGTTTCGAGATGGTGCGTTGGGACGTGACCACGCCGATGGGCTGGTACGACCGGCAGATTACCTGGCAGGAGTGGCTCACGGTGGTCCGCGAGAGGTGCTCGACGGTGCGTCCGACGGGGGCGCCGTGGGACACCTGAGCGGCGCGGAGGTGAGACTCTCCCAAGGATTCCAGGTGGGTGGTCGAAAAAAACGCGCTGGCGGCGCGGCCTTGCGGCCCGTCGCCTCGCCTCTATGGGGATCCTACTCCCGAGGCGGCGACGTGCCTGGTCACGTTCCAGCTCGAGCTTACGCTCGAGAGGCGGCTCACGGGGCACGAGGTCCCGTGCGCGGTCGCGCGTTGTATGGTGGCGGCGGTGGTCGAAGGACTCACGGGGGGATCCATAGCTGATGGCGCGCTGGATCCGCAACATTCTGGAAGGCAGCGACGAGATCATCGACTTCCCGCGCCATCCGGTGGCGGGCCGGATCACGCCCTGGAGGCTGCCCCAGGACCGCAAGATCATGCGTAGGTGGCTGTGGAACCGCGACCACCGCGAGTGGTTCGTGACGTTCAAGCCCCTCCGGTATCGTTGGTTCGCGGCGTTGATCTGGGAGCGGCTCGGCTACGAGCAGGCCCCGCACTTCGACTGTGGGCGCGGGCGGGGATCCTGCTGGGTGACTCTCTGGAAGCGCCGGCTCTATCTGCGCGGGTGGTGCCAGGATCTTGAGGCAAACCGCGCCGAGAACGAGCGGCGCATGGAGGAGCGAGCATGAGCCTCCCGAGACCGTGGCGACCCTGCGGGATTTGCACGACGCTGACGAACCAGGTTTACCACCCCGATGGCCGGTGTCCGCGCCCGCGCGACCCGTGGTCTACCCCCATCGTCTACTTCGACGAGCTGCCGCCGTCGTCGGTCGCTTCCGTTGACTTCGGCAGCATCAGCGTGGACGTCACGCGCTTCCTGCGGAACTACGAGCGGGACCTCATGGCTTACCTCTTCGGCTGCAGGGGCCCAGACCCCCAGCGAGGTGCCATGTCCACGCCCGAATTCGCGAAGCCGCTGGCGCCGCCGAACAAGGCTCTGCCGCAGTACAAGACGACCGAGGAGCGGCTGAAGGGGTTCTACGAGCGCGCCGACGCCGCTATCGAAAACAAGGGAGACTCCGATGACCGCTGTCGCTGAAACCGATTTGAAGTGGCGCGGTCGCGGCAGCGGCCAGTGGGTGCAGTGGATGGTCTGGGTCTACCTGCCGAAAGCCCAGGGACTAGCGTGGGTCCCGCTGCGGCCCCACGCACGGAAGCCGCGCCAGCGCAACTGGTCGAAGGTTCACCCTGGAGAACGGCGGCGCCGCTGCCGTCTCCGCAAGAAGGCCCGACAAGGAGGATCGCATGGAAAACGAAGCCATCGCCAAGGTGTGTCACGAGGCTAACCGCGCGTACTGCGAGGGGCTTGGCGACCACAGCCAGCGCCCCTGGAGCGAGTCGGCCGAGTGGCAGCGGGAGAGCGCGGTAGAGGGCGTCCAGTTCGTGTTGAACGACCCCGGCGCCCCCGCGTCTGCGAGTCACGAATCATGGATGTACTTCAAGCTGAAGGGCGGGTGGACTTACGGCGAAGAGAAGGACGCCGAGGCAAAGACTCACCCGTGCATAGTGCCGTTCGCCGAGCTGCCCGCAGAGCAACAGAAGAAGGACGCGCTGTTCCGCGCAGTGGTGCTGGCGATACAGGGACTCTGAGGTGGCCGAAGACGGGAACCTGATACGCCCCGCGCACGAGCGCATCGAGGACATCATCAACGAGGCCGCGGCGCAGATCGCCCAGATCATGAAGACCTCGGGCGGCGGTGTCACTGTCGGCTGGTTCTTCCTGGCGAAGATATGGGAGCTGTCCCAGGAGCAACTGGACGCCATCGCGGCTGGCGGGCCCGAGCCTGCGCCGTCGGCGAAGTTCATGACGAACGTCAACGCAGACATGCAGCTCGACTTCCTCGCCGAGACGGCAGAGTGGGTCGCATCAAAGACGGAAGAAGACGAAGCCCACCGACTGAACTAACAAGGAGAGCCAATGCCCGATTCGAGAATGCCCAGCTACGAGTGCCACAAGACAGTCAGCGCCCTGAAGATCGTGGAGGTCGCCCAGCGCGAGCCCGGAGTTGTGGAGCTGCACGTCACGCCGCCATTCGCTCCGATTGTCGTAGACCTCGATTGGGTCGAGAAGCACGACCCGCAGGCTGGCGGCTACTACGTCGTCTACAAGGACGGCTACGCCTCGTTCTCGCCCGCAGAAGCGTTCGAAGAGGGGTACTCGCTGACCCCCGTAGCTGGCATCAGGAGGGTCAACCCGGTCAACGACCTGGTCAACCGGTTCACGTACCACGCGCCCCACGGCGACCAGCAGGACCGCTACTTGGGGCTCCGCACCCAAGGTCTCGTCCTGGCCGAACGGATGGAGTGGAGCTGCCCCGACTCGCGCGAAAGGTCGCTGGCCCTCACCAAGCTGGAAGAGTCGATCATGTGGGCGAATGCCAGCATCGCCCGGAACGAGCCCAGGCCCATGCCTGCGGAGGGCAACGAGTTGCGGCCAGCCGAGGAGCCGAGCTAAGCTGCCGACGTCGAAGGACACCCATCGCGTGAAGCCGGGCAGGTGGATGCGAAGGGACGACGAGAGGTTGGGCTGAATTTGAGCCTATCTCACCCCTCGGCCCCAGGAGCCTGGACTCTCCTGGGGCCTTCGTCGTTCTGTAACTAGCCGAATTCACTGACATTCTTTTTTGGGAATACCGAGCGTGTAAACGCTTGCGTACGCTCCTGCGCCCCCTGCGCGTATTTTTGTCACTGCATTGGGTGGGGAACCAGGTCAGAAAAAAACCTGATTACCCATTTCTCGCCATACGCGGATCGCTCCCGATGTGGTATGGGGCGCTACGCTGACCCCATGGGCCACAAGAGCGGAGCCGTGTTCGCCGGGGCCAAGGGGGTAGCCACCCTCGACACGGACGCTGCTATCGCCCTGGCCACCGACGCGCAACTCGAGAACCAGCTCGAGGACGCCGGTGTATCGAGGGCGAAGAAGAAGGCCCAGAAGGCCGCGCCGTCTATGGTGAAACAGCTCATCGGCATCGCCAAGGACGGGAAAGCGCCAGAGGGCGCTCGCGTGTCCGCCGCCCGCGAGGTCCTCCACCAGGCCGAAGGCCGCCCGGCGACCCAGAGGGAAGGCGCTGCGCAGGGGAACCTGACCGTGGTCCTGGCGAATTTCACCATTGGCACCAGCGAACCGGCCGTAACCCTGCCGGTGGTAGAGCTGGACGACGAGACCCTGGAAGCGGAGTTTGACTCCAGTCCGCTGGTCATTGACCTGGACGACCTTGAGCTGGACGAGGAGTTCTGAACTGGCGTAGGTGCCCGTAGCGCGCAACACTGCTGGGAGCGCGTGACGGCTAGAGGAGAATCACCATGCTCGGAGCAGGAGCCTTTCAACTCATCCACGTCGCAGTCCCCGCGACCGGTGGCGCCTCGCAGCGGTACGTTCACATCGGCAGGCGAGGGCGAATTCTCAAGGCGTTCGTGACCACAAACGTCGCCCTGACCGTTGCCGACGTCGTACTCGCCATGAAGATCGGCGGGACCGCCGTCACGGGCGGTGGCGCGACCATCGACACGGCAACTTCTGCCATCGGCGACATTGACACCATCACTCCTACCGCGCTCGCGCAATTCTCGGCTGCCCAGGCCATCGAGATCGAGACGGATGGCGGGGCCACGGCTGGCGACATCGGCGTGACGCTCGTCATCGGGGCGCACCAGGACGGCGGGACCTGATCCGCTAGCGGGATTCATCCGAGCGTTGCGCGCTCGCAGACAGGGGGACCTCGGGTTGCTTGCGACTCGGGGTCCCCATAGTCTCTCCGCGTGGGGCAGACCGTCACCATCCCGTACAACTGGGAGCCTCGTAGCTACCAGGCCAAGGCGTGGCGAGCCCTTGAGGGCGGCGCCAAGCGCGCCGTGCTCGTCTGGCACCGCCGCGCCGGCAAGGACCTCTTCTCGCTGAACTGGCTGGCGAAGCAGGCATTCAAGCGCAGGGGGCTCTACTGGCACGTCTTCCCGACGTATCGCCAGGGCCGCAACGCCGTCTGGCTGGGCGCGACGCGCAAGGGCCGCGCGTTCCTGGACCACCTCCCACTCCATGACCAGGCCATCCCGAACCAGCTCATCAAGCGAAAACGCGACGACGAGATGACGATTTGGTTCGCCAACGGCTCCAAGTACCAGGTGGTCGGCGCCGACGACCCCGACCGACTCGTGGGGGCCAATCCCGTGGGCGTGATCTTCTCGGAGTATTCGCTCATGAACCCCTCCGTGTGGGACCTGGTGCGCCCGATCCTCGCGGAGAACGGCGGCTGGGCCGCCTTCATTTACACGCCTCGCGGGCGAAATCACGGCTGGACGATGCTGGAGATGGCCCAGAAGAATCCCCGGTGGTTCGCCCAGGTGCTCACCGTGGACGACACCAAGGCCGTCCCCATGGATGCCATCGAAGAGGATCGAGCCTCGGGCATGAACGAGGCGATGGTGCAGCAGGAGTATTGGTGCTCATTCGACGCCCCGCTCGAGGGCGCCTGGTACGGCGACTACGTCGTGAAGGCCGCAGAGGACGGGCGCATTTGCGACGTTCCGTGGGTCCCGGAGATGCCCGTCTGGACTGGCTGGGACCTCGGGTACGCCGACGCCACGGCGATCTGGTTTGCCCAGGCGCACAAGAGCGGCAGTTACCGGTTCATCGACTACTACCAGGCCATGGGCAAGGGCCTGGAGCATTACGTGAAGATGGTCATGGAGAAGCCCTACGTCTACGGCAGTCACCTGATGCCACACGACACCGACCACCACGAATTCGGCTCCGGGCTGACCCGCACGGCGCAGGCGCGGAAGATGGGGCTGGGGCGAATCAAGGTGATACCGAAGCTCTCAATCATGAGCGGAATCAACGCTGTTCGGGCGATGATCCCGAGAAGCTACTTCGACGAGGAGAAGACCGAGCTCGGGCTCCAAGCCCTCCGCGAATACCTGAAGAAGGACGCGGGGATCGTGGATCCGGACGGCAACAAGCTGTACCTCGACACGCCCGCTAAGACGTGGGCTTCGCATGGCGCAGACGCACTCCGGACCATCGCGCAGGGGATCCGCGCGCCGCAGCCGCAGCGCGAGCGACTCGCGCCCACCTTGCCAATCGTGTAGACATGGACCAGGCGACGGCGGTCAAACTACGGGAGCACGAGCAGGAGATAGCCGCTCTGAAGGCGCGACTCGCTGACATCGAGGAGCGCATCGAGGACGCGCCCTTCGAAAAGCTCATCGTCCCGGCAAAGCCGAAACTCCCAGGCATGTAGGCTCATGTGGCAGAGATCGCGCCTAGCCCCGTAGAGACCGGAGTCCGCGACGCCAACTGGTCGCACGAGATCGTCCCCCTTGACGACGACACTCTCGCCAATCTCATCCACACCGAGATTTGGGATTCAATCAGCAACACCGGCACCGAGCTGTCGGACCAGCGCCGAGAGAACCTCTCGATGTACCACGGTCGCCCGTTCGGGAACGAGCAGGTAGGCCGCTCGCAGGCGCAGCTCACCGACATTCAAGACACGATTGAATGGATCATGCCGTCCCTCGTCCGCATGTTCCTGGGCGGCGACCAGGTGGTCCGCTTCAAGCCCAGCAGCGCCGACGACGTAGAGAAGGCCAAACAGGCCAGCGACTACATGAACGAGGTGTTCCTCCAGCAAGAGGACGGGTTCCGCGTCACGTACGACTGGATGAAGACGGCGCTCCTGGAGAAGAACAGCACGGCGAAGGCGTACTACGAGGAGCGGACCACGCCAGAATTCGTGGAACTCTCCGGGGTCACAGAGGTCGAACTCGCGACGATCCTTGACGACCAAGACACCGAGATGATGGAAGAGACCATCGAGCCCACGGGCAACTCGATCCCCATCGAGGACCCAGAGACCGGCCAGATACTGCAGGCCGATACGTTCGATGTGCAGATTCGTAGGACCGTGACTCGGAAGCGGCTACGGGTCCTGGCCATCCCTCCCGAAGAATTCCTGATCGGCCGGCGCGAGGTGTTCCTCAACGACGAAACCGGGTTCGCTTGCCACCGGGTCCGGATGCGCGTTTCCGACCTGATCGCCCTGGGAATTGACGAAGAGGTCGCCCTGGCCGTGCCGTCAGACGACTACATCGAATTCGATGCTGGCCGAAGTGAGCGCTGGGGTGACGACGACTCGTATCCGTCGATGACCGGCGACCGGGCCGACGCAGTGGCGCGCGAAGTGTGGGTCAACGACTGCTGGATGCGAGTCGACTACGATGGCGACGGCTTCACCGAGTTGCGCCACGTCCTGTCGGCTGGCGACTCCTCTCAGACGATCCTCATCAACGAGTACGCGAGCCACAGTCCCTTCGCGGACATCACCCCGATTCCGAACCCTCACAAGTGGACTGGCAACTGCCCGGCCGACCAGGTGAAGGATCTCCAGTTCATCCGGTCCACTCTCCTTCGGCAAATGCTCGACAACGTCTACCTGCAGAACAACGGCCGCTATGAGGTAGTGGAGGGCGAAGTCGAAATAGACGACCTCTTGTCCTCTCTGCCTGGCGGGATCGTTCGCGTCCAGCAGCCGGGCATGGTTCGACAGCTCGACACTCCGCAGCTCCCGCCCAGCGCGTTCGCGATGATGGAGTACCTGGAGGGCGTTAAGGAGCAGCGCACCGGCATCACCAGGTACAACCAGGGGACCGACGCGAGCACCCTCAATAAGACGGCCTTCGGTATCGGCGCCATCATGGAGGCCGCCAATCAGCGTATCGAGCTGATCGCCAGGGTCTTCGCGGAGGGCGGGTTCAAGCGGCTGTTTAGGATCCTATTGCGGCTGATGATCGAGCACCCCGTTAAGGACCAGGTGGTGAAGCTCCGCGGGAGCTGGACCCCCATCGACTCAGAAGCGTGGGACCCCGAGTGGGACCTCGACATCGAGGTCGGTCTCGGCATGGGGCAGACCCAGCAGCGCGTACAGTCCCTCACCGCGATCATGGAAGCGCAGAAAGGCGCCCAGGCTGCCGGGTTGGGTGGCCTGGTGGTGAGCCCCGACCAGTTCTACAACGCCGCCCACGAACTCCAGCTCGCGCTCGGCTTCAAGGCCGAAGGTTTCTTCTTCAAGGACCCCAAGGGCCAGGACCCGGAGCCCGCGCCCAACCCCGAAATGGAGAAGATCAAACAGGACGAGGTCAGCGACCAGCGGCGCCACGACCTTGAGGGCCAGAAAATTCAACTGGACGCCGCACGGATTCAGCAGGACGGCGAGATCAAGAGGTACGCACTTGAGTTGCAGGCCGCCCTGGACCGTGACAAGCTGGCGTCGCAAGAGCGCATCGCAGAGATGAAGATCCGGGCCGACATCGAGAAGGCAGACATGGCACTGGAGACAGCAGAGGCCAAGGCCCAAGACGACGATTCAGGCGAGGAGAAGGCGGCATGACAGACGAAACGGTGGAAACTCTCGACAACAAGCTGAAGAAGTGCGCCGAGGAGAAGGCTGCCCTGGCGGCCCAGATCGGCCGTGCCGAGGAGTTGATCTCCGGGATAAGGGCCTGCCTCGAGAAGCAGGGCAGCTACCTGACGTCCGACATCAAGCGGCTGCTGCACGCCTACGAAGAGGCCACGCCGGTCACGCAGGCCGAGGACGCCGACGAGCCCGAGGCAGTCCACCCGGCGCTCGATGACGCCGACGAGTTGGACGAAATCCTCACCGAGGACTCCGACCAGGTCGAGGACGACGTCACCGACCTCTTCGAAGACGGGGTCGAGGACGACGACGAGCAGTGAACGGGCCCGGATCGCTGCAGGAGCAGGAAGAGGCCATCGCTGAGCGCGTCGACAGGTCGAAGGCCAACGCACATAAGGCCCAGACCCTGTTGGACAATCCCCTGATCCAGAAGGCCCTCGCGGCACATGGCGAGGGCTGTTTTCGCAACTGGTGTCGCACCGCTCCGGACGAGACTTCGGTGCGCGAGCGGATCTGGCACGAGTGGCACGCCGGCCAAACATTCCAACTATGGTTGCAAAGAACAGTGGAATCAGGGAAAGTCGCGGAGGTGATGGCGGCCAAGGTACTGGCCGGTGGCGGGGATACCGACAGGGCAGGTTGAGCTTCCCAGTGACCCGATTGCGCGAATCGACGCCATAGTAGGGTTCGATGACGCAGGCGGCGAGGTAGAGGCTCCTCTCGCACCGATCAGGGACGGCCAAGGCCGCATCGTGGCCACGCCTCCCAGGCCGAAGGCCGCGAAGAATGCCGCGGCGGCAGTAGAGCCCGTTACCGACGCCGATCTCGACGAAGAGCTGGAGGGCGAAGAGCCGGTCGATGCCGCCGCCGAGGGCGAAGAGCCCGTTGTCGAAGAGGGCGACGAGGAAGTAGTCAGCGCAGAGGGGATAGAGGGGGAAGCCCCTTCGCCAGACGAGCAGCCGGGCGAGGGGGATCCTCTCACGCTTGCCGAGCTGGCCGGGCAATTCGAAGTCGACGTCGACCAGCTCGCGGCCAACGTCACGGTCGAAGGCCCCGACGGCGTGGCCGTCCCGCTCGCCACTGTGCTGACCGAGTACGCGAACCAGCCCGCCGCCACTGCCGCGGCAGAGCAGTTCGACGCGCGCCGATTGGAACTCGACTCCAGTCACTCAGATCGCATGACGTCTCTCGACGCAGAGCTGAATCGGGCCACCGGCCTGGTGCAGGTACTGATAAAGGAGGTCCAGGGCGCGCAGCCGGATTGGGACACGATGCGCCGGGACCTCGATCCGGACGAGTTTCTCCGTCGCAAGGAGAACTGGCTGGCGCGCGACGAGAAGATTCGCCAAGCGCTTGACCAGCTCGGCAACCATGCCGACGCCAGGGACGAGGACACCAACTCTCGGCTGAAGTCTCAGGCGTCCGCCGAAATGGTGAAGCTGCAGCGCGTCATGCCTGCGTGGCGGAACCAGGAACGCGCCACCTCTGCAATGTCCGAAATGAAGACCTACTTGAAGGACGTGCGCGGATTCGAGGATAGCGAGATCGACCTCATCATCGACCATCGACACGTAATGGTCATCTGGGATGCGATGCACGGACACAAGGCCAAGGGCGCGAGGCCGAAGGCTTTGGAGCGAATTCGAGGCGCGAAGCAGAAGGTCGCGCTCAGCAGGAGTGTAGGGGGCGCCGCTCGCGCGGAGCCTCGTTCGGCGGCGGCAAAGAGAAGGGCCTCAGCGAAAGCCAGGCTCAAGCGCACAGGGTCGGTCGAAGACGCCGCCGTGGCGCTGGAGGGTTTACTGTAATGGCGATCCCCACCGGAACCGTGGAGACGTACGACCAAATAGGTATTCGCGAGGACCTCGCGAATGTGATCCATGACATCTCTCCGATCCAGACCCCGTTCATGACGAACGCCAAGCGGGGTACATGCACCGCCACGCTCCATGAATGGCAGACGGACGACCTCGACGCCGCGGACGAAAACAACGCGCAGATCGAAGGCGACGATGCTCCGTCCCCCAGCTTCACCGCGACGATCAAGCTGCAGAACATCAGCCAGATCAGCTCCAAGACGGTGATCGTTTCCGGCACGTCGGATTCGGTCAACACCGCCGGCCGCGGCAAGGAGACTGGCTACCAGATCGCGAAGAAGGCCAAGGAGCTGAAGCGCGACATGGAGGCGGTCCTCACTCGCAACCGGGCTTCAGACCCCGGAGACGGCGAGTCGGGGACCCCGACGGCCCGGAAGCTCGGCCCGCTCGAGACGAACATCCAGACGAACACGAGCCAGGGCTCGGGCTCCACCAACGGGACTTTCTCCGCTGGTGGCGTGTGGTCGGCTCGGTCGGAGGCTGGCGACCGCGCGCTGAAGGAGTCGATGCTGAAGAGCGTCCTGCGGGACTCTTGGGCAGTCGGCGGCGAGCCCAGCTTCGTCATGTGCGGGCCGTTCAACAAACAGGTGATCTCCGGATTCACGGGGAACGCCACTCGCACGGACGCATCCGAGGACAAGAAGCTGACGGCGGCCATCGACGTCTACGCTTCGGACTTCGGCGACGTTCGGATCGTGCCGAACCGCTTCCAGCAGGAGCGGACGGTGTTCGTCCTCGACCTGAGCCTCTGGAAGGTCTGCTACCTGCGCGCGTTCTTCCAGAAGAAGCTCGCAGAGACGGGCGACTCGACCAAGCGTGCTCTGTACGTCGAGTACAGCCTGGAAGCCTGCCAGGAGAAGGGCTCCGGGGCGATCTTCGACGTCAACGACTCGTAACGGGGTGGGGTGGGGAGGGGGCCATGCCCCCTCCCGTTTCCCCGCCGAGGAGGCCGCGGTGCCGCTGGTCGAAGACGTAGCCCCGCTCAACAGGTTTCAGCTCCACGCCTACATCGGCGCGGCCGACACGATCAACGTCGATTGGGCCGCTGTCACGGTGCCTCGCGCGGGGGTCCTCGCCAGGATCGGCAGCGTCCAGATCGGCGCCCAGGCCGACAACGTCCAGTTCACGATCTACAAGAACGGCACCTCTACTGCCGTCGTTGCCACCGCAATCGCGGCTGGCTCAGCTGGTGATGGCGACATTTGGCTCGCGAGCGACGGCGAGAAACTTGACCTGGAATTCGCGGCTGGCGACGTTTGCGAGCTGCGCGTCACCAACGCTTCCGCCACGGGCGGCGAGCGGCGCTTCTGGATGGAATTCGAGGGCGGCGGCGATGCCAGCGAAGTGATGCAGGCGGCCTACAGCGCCGACGTTGGCGCGGGCAGTGAGTCCGCGCACACCGGGTTTCTTGGCGCGGGCCACGTCGCGGGTATTGCCGGGGTTGCCTACACGGCAGCGGACGGCATCCCGCTCCTGACGCTCTATCGCAATGGGGCCACCACCGGGGTCACGGTCCAGGTGGGAGCAGCGGACTTGGATACGGCCAAGGACGGGGTCTTTTACGAATTCGGCCCTGGCGAGATCGAAAAACTGCATTTCGAGAAGGACGAGGTGCTCACGCTGCTGTCGGACGGGAACGGTACGGCTGGCGAAATTTGGTGGACGGTCGTCTTCAAGCGAGGCCCAGAGCGTCCGAACAACGAGCAGAACTCCCTGGCGTACTTCGCGGGCGTCGGTGATGCCAGCGCTATCGCGTACGCCATCGCGCTGCGCAGGTCGCGCGTGGTGGCGGTTGGTGGTGCCTTCTCGGAGGCGCAGACCGGAGCGCTGTCCACCGTCACAGTGGAGAAGAACGGGACAGACGTGCTGCAGGGCTCGACTCCCGCAGCCGTCACGTTTGAGGCGCCACTCGCCTCTGCGGGCGACCCCCTGCCGCCGACAGAGTTCCAGCTCGACGGCGAAGAAATCAGCGCCAGCTCTCTCGACATGGAAGCGGGCGACGTCATCGGCCTGGACAGCGACGTCGCTGGCACCAACGGCGAGCTGTACTGCCAAATTGCCTTGAGGGAAATCTGATGCGCGGAGCACTATCGCTCGGGATCGGCCTTGGACACAGTCGAACCGCCGCCGACGCCAGCGCCGCCTCGGTAATTCCTGTCAATGCCGCTGGCGAGCGGCCGAAGTACGTTGCGGTGACTACGTCCGTCGCGTTCGGTGTCTGGATCAACTTTGGTGACGTCATCGGGATGACGGCCGACAGGGCGCCCGGAACCGGCACGTCATTCCTCGTGCCGGCTCACTCGTGCGTCGTATTCCGAGTCGACGGGAACACCCACTACGCCTACGAGCGCGAAGGCATCACCGACGTGATTTTCTCCATCTACCCGCTGGAGAACGAAGGCGGGGCCGCAGCAGCAGCCGGAACGCCGTAGCCATGGGGCTGTCCACGCGCCAGCGCCATGGGATGGCCAGGGCGTCCCACGACTCCCCTGGTGGAATCTTCGAGCACATGGTCGAGCAGGCATCGACCGGCGAAGTATTCGACCACCACGTCCAGGACGTGGAGCCGATCCTCAACAACAACAAGCGCCTCATGGCCGAGGCCGAGACGGGGAACAAGGGCTACTCGCCGGATGGCGACTGGAAGCGCCTCGCGTCGATCCCCCTCGTGCTGGTAGAGAAGTGGCTTTTCGAAGAAGGCATCAACGTGAACAACAAGGACCACTGGCCCGCCGTCGCCGCGAAGCTGGACGACCCCGAGTACCTCTACCTGCGCACGGCCCCAGGGCGAGTTAGCGACCGTCCGGTGCGCGGGCATCCGACGACCTTTGGCCGCACTGTGACCCAAAGCAAGAACTCTGGCATCGTGGTGGTGAGCGCGTAATGCCCCTACGGAACATCGACGATCTCGTTGAGCAGGTAGACAACTGGCTGGTTGCGCCGGATCTGAAGGGCCAGATTCCGGACTTCATACGCCTCGCCGAGATATTCGTGTCTCGTGAGCTGGGGTGGCGGTTCACGGAGATCGAGGCGACAGGCACGCTTCTAGCGACCACCTTCACGATCACGCCGCCCGCCGACTGCCTCTGGGTGGAGTGGATTTCATTCGACACCCCTCAAGGCCCAGAAGACGTGACGATCAGCAGCGCGCGGGAGTACACGAGGATCAAGCGCGCTCTGTTGGACGGCGAGTATCCGAAGGTCGCCAGGCATCTCGGGACCAATATAATCGTGACCCCGACGCCGCCGAAAGACCTCGACTACTCAATCTGGTATCACCGGCTGATCGAGCCGTTGGACGACACGACCGCGAGCAACTGGCTCATCACGAACGGCATCGACTGTCTGCTGTGGCGTGCGTGCGAGTTGGGCAAGCTCTACCGAGAGGACCTCCAGGGAGCCATGGTCTACAAGGCTCAGTTCGCCGAGGCGCTGGGGCCTCTGAAGAAGCTCGAATGGAGGGCCAGGACTGGCGGTGGGAACCTGCGCGTGACCACAGACTACTCGCGCGACCCGTCGCCCAAGCGTGCATTCTAGGAGGGCGCATTGCCGCGGATCGTCTTCAAGGACTGGCGCCCCGACCTGTCTACCATCCTGAACCCTGGGGTAGAGAAGGCCCTCAACACGGTTCCCATTGCTGGCGGCTTCGGGCCGCTCCCCGGATGGACCAGCGACTCCGACTACAGCGCGGTGGCCAACCAGGAGGTGCGTGGGACAATCTCCGTCCGTGACAAGAGCCGAAACTCCAACGTGTTCGCGGGCACAGCCTCGACCGCGACGCCTGGCGAAGGGTCCCTGTATCGCTGGGGCGCAGGGAAAGACGCCGAGCCGGTGAATTGGGCTACGGGCCCCTACACGGTCAACAATGCCGGCAGCCAGCGGTGGGAATTCGAACTCTTCGGGAACGTCGTCTACGCGACCAACTGGCACGACCCGCTCCAATACTTCGACCTGGGAATCTCTGCCGACTTTGACGCGGTAGCCAACGCCAGCACTCCCGCGAGCCCCTACGTGCCACGCTGTCGGCACATGGGCGTCGTGGGCCAGTTCCTGATCCTGGGGAACTACTACGACGGGCTGCAGGGGGCCGTTCCGAACGGGCTGGCGTGGGGCGGCATCGGCAACCCGCTCTTCTGGCCGAACCCCCTGTCCGACGACCGGGCCGCAGTGCAGAGCGACCGGCAGGCACTTGAAGGCGATGGTGGATGGGTCATGGCCCTGGTCGGCGGCGCCGAGGTGGGGGCGGTCTTCCGCGAGAACGCGATTCACCGGATGGACTATCGGGGCGGCTCGGATATTTTCGAGATCACCAAGGTGGAGCACGAGTACGGCTGCGTCATCCCCGGCGCGGCGGCGGCCTTCGGTCGACAGATCCTCTTCTACAGCGAGGCAGGGTGGCGGATCTTCGACCTCATGGACACCCGGCCCGCTGGCAAGGAACGGGTGGACTCGTGGTTCGCAGCGGACATCGACATGAGCTTCGCCTACCGGGCTCGCGTCGTCGCCGACCCGGACTCGACCAGGATCTTCTGCTCGTACGCGGGGGCCGGGCACAACGCTGCTGGCGATCCAAACAAGCTGCTGATCTACGACCACGCCCTGGACCGATTCACTCACGGCGACGAGGCCATGGACTGTCTCGGCAGATACCTCGTCAGGGTCGTGCCGACCATGGACTCCCCGTCGGTGCCGATGGACAACCCCGCGTTCGACATGGACGACGTCGGTGGCAGCGCGGGCGAGTACGCTCTCGGCGGGTGGAACCAGTCGGCGCAGTTCGGAGCCTTCAGCGGAGCGGCGAAGGACGTCACTATCGAGACCGGGCTCCAGAACCACGTCCCCGGCAGGGTCGCGCTGGTGAACGGCGTTCGCCCCATGACTGTTGGCGACGCCCGCAGCACCATTCGGATCGCGACGCTCGAAACCCCGTCGAAGGCCGCGGTGTTCGGCAAAAAGATCCCGCTTAGCTCCATCGGGCATTTCTCGGCTCGCCACCGCGGCCGGTTTCATAAGTACCGGCTAGAGCTGGCCGGCAGCGACTTCGATAACGCCATCGGCCTCGACGTCAGCGTTAGGGACGCGGGGTCCAGATGAGCGTTCGCCAGTACCCGGAGGTCCCGAAGCGATGGGTCACAAGCGACGAGAAGGGCAGCAACGAGCACCTGTTCGTGGTCGCCCTGGCCGTGCGTGGCCTCCTGGTCGGGCAGTCCAACAACCTGCTCGAGGTAACGCTGACCCCCGACGCCACGACGACGACCGTGTCGGACGCCCGCATAGGGGGCACGTCGAAGGCTTTCATGACAGCGTGCTCTGCGTCGGCCTCGCTGGCCACTGGCCTGTGGGTCGAGGCGTCGCTCGGCGCCTTCACCATCCACCACGACAGCAGCTCCGAGGTAGACCGTGAGTTCTGCATCGCCTTCCACGGCTAGAGCACCACATGAGATCATCGTCGCGCTTCCGCCTAACGGCGTGCGCAAGGCGGCGCAGTTGCTGGAGCCGTTGCTGGGCAGCGTAATCACCTGCTCTCACGGCACGAACGACTTTGAGTCGATCCTGGAACTGGCCGAGAACGGCAAGGTCATCGTGTGGGTCGCAATGCGTTGCGGCGAAGCGGTGGGCGCCTGCGTTACTGAAATCGTCAGCTATCCTCGCGCCAAGGTCTTGCGTGTATGGGCCGGGAGCGGCGACTGGCAAGCGTTCGTCGCGAACCTTGGTTACATCGAACGCCACGCGAGAATCGAGGGCTGCTCACAGATTCACGTTGATGGTCCGCCGTACGTGGCGGATTACCTGAAAGGGCACTTCGATCTCGTGCGAGTCACGATGAAACGAGAGGTTGGCGATGGGTAGCGGTGGAAGTAGCAGCGGGTCCAGTCAGAGCACCTCTGATCCTTGGAAGGGTCAACAGGAATACCTCAAGGACATCTATAAGCGGGCGCAGGCTCAATCCAACGAAGAGCTGGACTACTACCCAGACTCCACGGTCGCTGGCGAGAGTGAGTGGACTGGCGACTACCGCAGCCAGGTCGCGCAGATGGCAGGCGAAGGGTCCTCGCTGATCGGCGGCGCGCAGCAGCACAACGCCGATCTCGTCGGCGGCAAGTACCTGAACAACAACCCCCACCGCGAAGAGGCGTTCAATGCTGCCTCTGACGACATCACGCGCTCCTACAAGCGCTCGATGATCCCTGGGATCGACTCGCGCTTCGGCGGCAGCGGCCGGTTCGGTTCGTACGCCCACCAGGACGAGGACTTGCAGGGGAAGAGGGTTCTCTCCCAGGAGCTGGGCAAGCTCGGGAAGCAGTTCTACTTCGACGACTACCAGCAGGAGCGCGGAGCCCAGGACGCCGCCGCCCAGGCCGCGCCGGGCTTGGCCATGGCCGACTACGACTACCTGCGCCCGATGGGCGAGGTGGGCCAGCAGTCCGACGTCTATTCGCAGCAGCTCCTGGACGACCTCGTCGCGCGATTTGAATTCGAGCAGAACGAACCGTGGGAGCGGATCTCGCTCTACAGCCAGGCGCTCGGGACCAGCCCTGTCATGTCGAGCCAGTCGAGTGCGGAGAACAGCTCCCTCAACGTCGGGATCATGTCGTGTTGGGCCGCCGCGGAGCACTACGGCTGGTACACCACGGAATGGTGGGACGCTGCGATCTGGATCAACATCCTCTGGCCCGCGCAGTCGCCGCTCGGTCGCGCGTTCCTCGCCTGGTACAAGAAGCACGGCCAGGTGCTCGCCAAGCTCATCCGAGAGAATGACGACGTCCGCAAGGCCACCGAGCCGCTCTTCGGTTGGGCGCGCGAGATGGGGGCGAAATGGCGCTGATCGAGATCGCCTCGTCCCCGGAGTACCTGATCTGCTGGTTTTGGCTACTCAGCGCCCTGGGCTCTGTCGCTAGTGCGGCCGGCGCCGTTGGTGGGGCCGTTGCTGGAGCTGCCAGCGCTGTTGGCGGGGCTATCGGTGGAGCCGCGAGCGCTGTCGGTGGCGCGGTCGGCGGTGCTGCTAAGGGCCTGATGTCGATGGGCACGAAAGCTGCTGCGCCCATCGCTGCGAAAAGTGCGGCGAAGGGTGCGGTGTCTGCTGGTGCGCCCGCTGTTGCGAGTTCGCCCGTCCTGCCGCAGCCGACAGGTCCCGCGATGTCGGCCGCTACTCCCATGTCGATGGCGCCCAGGCCGGCCGCTGCCGCCATGCCGGGCCAGGTAGCGGCGCGAGGCCCCACTACCATGCCGCCATCTCGCATGTCTCCGACCAAGGTCAACCTGGGGGCCGGACAGGCTGGTGCGCCGCCGCCGCCAGGGTGGCGCGTGCAAGCCAAGAATGCGTACGACAGCTACAAGCAGCTCAAGGACTTCCAGCAGAACGTGGGCGGCGAAGCTGTGCGCGCACGGGAGCAGCCTCAGCTCACGGCGCGTGCTCCCATGCCGACAGGAGTAGCCCGCGGCGGGCCGGAGCTTGGCAACAACCCGTGGCTACGGGGCCTGCGCAGTCGACAGCGCACGGGCGGCTCGTCAACGAGGCGATGGCAATGAAGCTCGGGCTGATGGCTCGAATGGACGAAGAGTTCGGGGTCGACACCCAATCTCGAGGCGCTCCCACGGGCCCGGACCCGCGCAACATGGCTGGTGGGTACGTGGCCCCGAATCTAGACTTCGCCGGGGTCGCGGCGGGTGCGAACCAGCGCGGCGGCCAGCAGCTCAGGCCCGACGCGCAGCACCAGGCTTTCCGCTCCCGCGTGGACAACCTGGTCAACAACCCCCACCCGCGCGTCATGCCCGGAGCTACGCCGCCTCCGTACCAGCCACGATTGACGGAGGCGCAGCAGGAGCGATCCAGTCTCAATCTCGGCCTGATGGGGATGCTCGCTGGCGGCGCCAGCGGCGGCCCGGTGGGCGCGCTCTACGGGGCGCTCACCTACGGCGAGGACTGGCGGGACCAGAAGAAGTACGAAAACTACCTGGACGACATGCTCAAGGAAGCGGTGCCGGGCTCTCACCAGCACCAGGCGCTCATGGCTCGCCGCTACGATCCGGAGGCTGGCTACGCCGCCACGGACGCTCCCTGGAACACCACCTCGGGGTACGCGGGCACCTGGTCGCGAGTGCCGCGGAACATCGGCGGCGGCGATGTCCAGGACTACATGGTCCACAGCAAGACCGGGGCGAAGGATCCTTGGGGAGAAGCCTACCCGCGCCAGATGCCGCAGCGCCCCACGCAACTCCCCGCGAGCAGCCAGTACACGAATTCAGAGATCCAGTCCGCGCGTGACTTCATCAGCAACTTGTCGGAGGAAGACAGGGCTGAATGGCAGGAAGGCAACGAGTGGGGCGATCTGCCGAAGTGGAAGAGCGACATGCTCTCGCAGGCCCGGTCTCGCAAGACAGACGAGACCGAGGGCGACTACCTGCCTGCGGCTGCCGGGATCCTGGGGATGCTCGCTGGCGGCGATGCCATGGACGGCGACCGCGGCGATAGCGGCGCCCCACCCGTCGGCAGCGACCCGATGGCCACGGGCACTGGGAGCACCGGGCTGGAGGCGCAGATCGAGGCGCTACAGCGCTCAATCCAGGACCACAGCGTCGGCAGGGGTCGCGCAGCTCGCGCCGGTAGCCCGAGGTACTGACGGTGGCTCCCCGCCGTCGGCCGCTCCCCGCGGTTGGGTTCTTCACGGAGACGCCCGAGCCCGACGCCTTCTCGACGCCTGGGAACCGCGGAGACAGTGACCGCGGCTGGGTTCGCCCCGAGATCGGTGGTGGCGGCGGGCCCAAACGCCCGTTCGTCCCAGCCATTCCTCGCCGCTACTACGAGAACCCCACGGAGGGCGGCGAGCCCCCGGACCTCCATGAGGTCCACCAGGTCGTCAACCACCCCGGCTTCCAGGGGGCTGGGCGCGACGTCCAGATCGGCCTGCTGCGCAAGCAATTCACAGGGACCTTCGAGAAGTTCGACGACGAGACGGTAGGGGCCTGGATCGACCAGTACGAGAAGCCGAGCGACTTCATCGGCAGCTCCCCGCAGGCCGTTGGCGACTACCACCCCGCCAAGATCGTAGACCTCAGCGATGAGCCGTTTGGTATCCCCTCGGCGTCAAGGGTCGCCGGTTGGCGCCGCAACCTCCTGACAGAGATCGGTGCCCGGAACGCTGTTGCTACGGAATCGACCAAGAAGTTTTTCGGTGGTCCTGCGGTGGACGTTGCCGCCACGACCATCAGGGAAGCGCAGGGTCTGCTATCGGCCTTCAACAGCGAAGAGGTGGCCGACCCGCCCACCGATCCGGACGAGTGGGAGACCATTCAGCCCCGCGTGGCCACCTCCATGGGTGGCCGCGGGAAGCCTGTCGCCTACGCGGACATGGGCGATCCGTTCCAGCGCCCCACGCTCTCACAGAGCCTCGAAACGCTGACATGGCCTGTCCGCAAGGCGTTCCACGAGGCCGTCGAGCTCACGGGCCTGGACGACACTCACCTCCTCTCCACCATCGCGAGCGCGACTGCCCTGCACCGCCCTGGCCAGCGTGCAGGGGCGCCGGATCCGCGCTCGGACGTCGAGATCATCAACGACGGCATGGACGCCGCCGCCCGCTACATGGAGGACGTGGGCGCGACCTACGGCGAGGACAACGCGGAGGCCATCGCCAACGCGCCCAAGTGGATGCGGCCGATGCTCTCCTTGGTCCAGGGTGTCGAGAGCGCCGTGCTGACCATTGCTGGGCCCCTCAAGGGCACCGGTCGCCTCCTGTCTGCGACCAAGATCAAGGGCGCCGGCCACACGACCCTGGCCGTCTTCGAAGGGCTGCGCGCCAAGGGCGCCAGCGAGGACGAGTGGGCGGGCGCTGTTCATGGTGGCGTGCTCCAGCTCGGGCTCCGACTCTCTGCCGCGCTCCCGCGGACGCTGGGCACTGGTGCTGGCGCTGCCATGTTCGGCGGCCCGGTCTGGGCGGCGATGATGCGCGGCGAAGTGACCCTGGACAAGGCGATTGCCGAACTCATCATCGGCGGCTACTTCGGCTGGCACGGCTCCCACACGGGCGAGCAGTCTCGCAAGTTCAAGGAATTCACGAAGCTCCTGGACCTACAGGAGGCCGCTCGCAGCGAGATCGCCAGGAAGATGAAGCAGATGCGCCCGCCCCCGCCGAAGGAGCGGCGACGGCTACGAGCTGGCGGCGAGGGCTGGGGGCGGTGGGATCGCTTTGAGTACGACCCCGACAGGCCGCAGACTGGCCGCTGGGTCCGCGAGAAGCCCGAGGATCCCCCTCCCGACGCGCGGCCGGAAGGGAAGCCCCGCACCGAAGCCGAGATCCAGGCAGCGAACGACGCCGCCGTCGCCAAGCAGATCGAACGAGAGAAGGCCGAGGGGCTGGACAAGTTCCATGACCCGCCGCCCAAGGACGACGTTCTCGACGCGCAGCAGCGCGAGCACCTGGAGACGTGGATCAACGAGACACAGAAGGGCGGGATGCGCGGCGCCACGAGGCGCTCTATTGACGAGTTCCTCCAGAACGTGCCGGGCGTGATGGACAAGAACCTCTCGTGGCCCGAGATCGACAAGCTCGCGGTGCGCTGGCATAAGCTCCAAGCAGAAAACGCAGCGAAGGCAGAAAAGGCAGACGAGCGCTCCGACAGCACCTACATCGTCACCGGACACCAGAAGGGGAAGAAACATCCGATCTACAGGGAGGCCGCCACCGCCGAGCAGGCGCGCGACATAGCGCGCGAGCTACGCGAGGAAGGGGCCACGCGGACAAAGGTCGAGGGCCCGGATTCCGAGGCGGACCTGCCCGGCACTACGCGGAAGACGCCGGGGACGAAGCTCGCCTGGTCCAGTGTGGGCGAGTGGGCGAGGAGCTACCCAAAGGACGCGAAGAGGCAGGCGGCCCATGTCGCTGCGTTCCCTCGCGACTGGATCGGCGCCTCCGGTCCCCGCGAACTCCTGCAGGCGCTCGACGTGCTGAAGGCTCACCCGGACGGTGCAGCTCACGCCGAGGCCATCACGCAGAGGATGAACGAGCACCAGGCCGAGGCCGACCAGGCTACGCGGGGAGACCCGGAGCCCGCGCCGCCTCCCGATGTCGATCCCAGCGCGCCGGTCCTGCTGGACCGCACTGTCCACAAGACTGCGAAGGACAAGCCATTCAAGACGCGCAACGCGGCCCAGGCGGCGCTCACGAAGCTGAAGAAGGGTGCCCAGGGCTTCACTCCCGACGCCAAGGTCGTCAAGGTTCGCGGCGAGCCTGGGTGGGTGGTGGTCGAAAAGGGGCGCGGAGATTGGGCTGGCGACCGTGCCGAGGCCGAGCGGTATCAATTCGAGGACTCCTGGGACCGCGCGGCCAGGGAGTTGGCTGGCGAGGGCGCCGAACAGGCCAGGAAGGCCGCCGCTGGCGAGCGCGAGCCGTGGCAAGTCATCGAGGACATCAAGCGCGCCTCCCCGAACATCACGGACGTGGACTACGTCGCCGCCGAGCAGCGGTTGCACGAGCTGGAGAAGGAGCTTCACAGGACCATGCTGGCCCTGAACGGCTTCGGCCACGGCGGCCGAGCGTTCTTCTGGGGACCAAAGCAGACCAAGGGCGACGAGAGCGCCCTGCCGGTCAACGACGCCACGGAGGGCTGGGTCTCCCTCGGGAAGCGCAACGTCATTACCCACGACGGGGTCAAGTACGAGACTGAGCTGGGGTTCGTAGAGCAGGAGCTGCTCACCAGCTCGCACAACGTCGAGGTCGGCGGCCCCTGGACCACCCAGGGCGGGCGGCACATCGAGGCCAACGAGTCCTACCCGCCGTGGATGCAGACTCGCAGCGGCTACAACGAGGGCTCGCTGGAAGTCACCATCAAGCGTGCCCAGCCGGAGAACTACCAGGAGAACGAGTCGTACCGGGCGAGCGGGAACCCCAACCAGGGCCCCTCTATCGTCCTCGCCTTGCGCGAGGCGACGGGCGCGAACGACTGGTGGTTCTTCAACATGGGCGGGAATCGTCGCGACCAGTACAACCAGCTCCGCACCGAGGCGCAGCTCCAAGAGAGCGCGCAGCGCTGGGCAGAGGCGTACGGCATCGACCCCGTAGAGATCGACCACATGGCGCGGCCGGTCCCCGTCCAGCTCCTGCGCAATCAGCGCCCGCAGTCGACAAAGGAAGCGAGCGCCCTTTCGTCCGCGCTGAACCGTGGCGGCGGCGGGCGCGACATGACCAACCGGGAAGTGGGGCGCGAACTTTCCGCGAGGTTCACCCAGGAATTCGAGCAGGCCCTGCTGGACATCGCCGACAAGATCGACCAGGAGCCCGCAACCACAACGGGGGGCAGGACCCAGCTCGAGCAGGCCGTAATGGGATCGAAGGCCATGCGGGAGGCCCTCCGGAAGATCATCCCCGACGACTCTGTCGACGTGTTTTTCGAGACAGACGGCAGGTTGAAGCCGTACGGCATCGAGGCTCTCCGCAACGCCATCATCGACAGAGTGGTTGGCGACGACCACCTGGTCGATGAGATCGCCGAGCTGCCCGACCTGTATAACCGCGTCGCCATAATGGCCCCGTCGATACTCCGCGGGATGCGCAAGTCCCCAAACTTCTTCGGCGACATGGTGCAGCAGGTATTGAAGAGCGAGATCATGCGCAGGCAGAGCGAGAGGCCCGAGGACACCGACCTGAATATGTTCCTGCGCGAGCCCTCCATGCCTGGCATCGACATGCCAGAGACCGCCCCTTCGGTGCTCGACGCGCGCCTGGGGGCCATCCACAGGACGCTCGCGCCGCACCAGGCCGGTGGCGACCCTTTGAAGCTGGCCCGGCACAAGTGGAAGCGGGCAGTGGACATTCTGGAGGAGCACGAGTCTGGCGTCCAAGACCTCTTCGGCGGCGATATGCGGGACGACATGGGGCGCGCGTTCAATCAGGCGTTCCTCTCTGCTGACGTCCGACCGGACCTGGGGGACCGCCCGAAGGCGGGGCCGGTGCAGCGCGAAGACGTGAAGACCGACGAGTGGAGCGCAGCGTCCGCTGCGCAGAGCTTCGGGTCGAAGGGGTTCACGATCACTGGGCTCGGTCGCAAGATGGGGATCGTGAAGGGGAAGCGCGCCACGCCAGCAGAGCGAGAGCAGGTACGCGAAGCCCTCGCCGACATGGCCGAGGCCGGTGTCATCAAACAGGCCGGGAAGGGGCGCTGGAAATGGGACCGGAGCGGTGTCGAGGCGTCCGAGCGACCGATCACGCCAGAGCCCTCGCGCAATGAAAGGCGCAACCGGTTCAACGAGATCGGCGCCGAGACTGACGACCTGGGCGAGGTCCGGCGCAAGATCGAGGCCGCCGAAAACGCCGAGAAGAGCGCGCGGGTCGAGAGGGACAAGGACCCCGAGGACGCCGAGGGCGAGCGCCCTGGTCAAAACTACACCGGCTTCCGCGACCTAGAGACGCGCACCCGCGTGTCAGCCGACCTCCCGCCTCGCGTCATTACGCGGGCCCAGGTGATATTCAAGCCGTTCAAGTTCCGCGGCTGGACCATGAACTTCGGTCGGATGAATGCGAAGGCCGCGCAGTTCTCGGCAGAGATGCTTGGCTTCTACCAGAAGGGGACGGGCTGGACGAAGGTTCGGGACTGGTGGGACTTCCAGGTGGGTTTCCACGAGATGGGGCACCAACTCCTCGACCACCACCCGGAGCTAGGCAGGGCGTTCGGCATAGAGTCGCTGGGTCCGGAGTCGTTCAGGGACCCCAGCCTGCCGGCCCACATCAGGGAGATGATCGACCTCAGCTACCGGCAGTCCATGCCAGAGGAAGGGTTCTCGGAAGCCGTCCGTCTCTACTTCAGCAATCAGGCGTACGTGCGCGAGAAGGCGCCGAATTTCTCACGCACGTTCGATGAATGGATCAGCCAGCGCCCGAAGGCCGAGCGGAAGATGTGGAAGGAGGTCGAGCGGGACGCCCACGACTACTTCGAGCAGACGGGCGAGGCGTCGATACTCGCGCAGACCGGCGCCACGCACGCCCCGATATGGGCGGCCTACAACGGCAGCCTCGACAACTTCCGCGCGAAGTACGTGGACGCCTTCCATGGCATTGCCAAGCTCGAAATGTCCACTCGCGGCTACCTCTCGGACGACGGGCCGTTCTTCATGGCCAGGGCGTCTCGCGGAATCCCGTGGATGGCAGAGCAGATCACCGACAGGGGGCATCCGGTCTTCACTGGCAAGGGGATCGTGTTCGAAGGCGAGTCTCTGAGGAGCATCCTCGCCGCTGCACTCCACACACGCCCGAGCCTGCCGACGCTGTCGAAGTTTCTCTCGTACGTCCAGGCACGCAGGGCGTGGTCCCTCGCCAGCGCCGAGCGCATCGAGACTATCGACGTCGTGGAGTTCCTGAATGCCGAAGCGGTGGCAAGGGACCCCGAGGTCATACCGAAGTACGCCCGCCTGATGAATGGCACTCGCGCCGCAGTGCAGTTCGGAGAGACCCGCCAGGAGGCCGTCGAGCGAGTGCTCAAGCTCTACCAGATCGACCCGGACAAGATCGCGTGGGGCGAGGAGCCCAACGCCGAGAGGCCGATCTCCGTGGGCAGCGCGGCGTCGCGACGCGACCGGCCTAGCGGCCGAGAGGTGAGCGAGGACCAGTACCAGCAGATGCACGCCGACGCGATCATGACGGCCCGCGAGAAGCTCGGTGAAGATGCCAGCATGGACGCCGTCAAGGACGTGGCTAGGCAAATCCTGGACCGCAAGATCGGCGGCGCCACCGTTGGCATATCGAAGGAAGCCATGCGGCAGGGGATGGCGCTGAAGGAGGAGTACCAGCACTTCGAAGATGGCTACAAGGCGCTGGTCAAATTCAACGAGCACATCGCGGACTTCGCGCAGGACCTCGGGCTCATCAGTCGCGAGCAGCGGCTCATGTGGCCCTACGCCGACTACGCCATCAGCTTCTCTCGCATCATGGAAGGGCCGCCAGGCCAGGGCTCGCGCGGTGCGTCTGGCACCACCCCGAACACGCCCATCAGTGCCAGCAACCCGATCCGTAGGCTCACGGGTGGCGGCCGGCAGTTCAAGGACCCCCTTACGAGGCTCTACGAGACGCCTGCGAGGATGATCCACGCCGCCATCGAGAATCACGTCAAGGTGAAGGTGGCCAGGCAACTGCTGGTCGCGGAGGACAGGGATCTGAAGACGAAGGGCGGCGGCCTGTTCGGCGGCGAGATCAAGCCAGGCTCCGAGAACTACGAGGCTCGCGTCGAGGACGTCCGCAAAGCGATCATGAAGGCCGTTAAGGAGGACGCCGAACGGGCGGGGATAGAGATCCCCGAGAGCTTTATGCGCGAGGAGTGGCTACCGGAAGCGATTACGATGTTCGCTGGCGGACGTCCGCTGATCGACAACAACGTCATGGCCGTGTTCATGAAGTCGCCCGACGGGAAGGTCAGACCGCGGTATTTCGAGGTCCACGACAAATTGCTGGTCGAGGCCCTGCAGCACTTCCGCAAGCCGGAACTCGGGAACTTGGCGAAGTTCTTCAACGCGCAGCGGCGGATCCTGCAGACGTCGGTCACTCGTGGTCCAGACTTCCTCGTCGGCCAGCTCGCTCGCGACCCGATAACGAACTTCACCCTTTCCCGGCAGTCCAAGGACTGGCTCACGACGACGATCAAGGGCTACTACGAGGCGATGAAGTTTGTTACTCCGGGCCTCCGTTCAGAGATCGCCGAGCGGGCAGTGTCGAACCTGGGTGGTGGCGGCCTCGTGTCTGACCAGTCGCTGAGTCCGCGCCGCGGGGTCATGGCGTTTGGGACCGGTGGCGCTATCCGCGAGGGCAGCATCGTGTCGAAGACGGCCAACTTCCTGACGTGGAAGTCGTCCAAGGTGCCCAGGGGGATCGACTACCGACGTGGTCGCGCGATCACCAAGTACGCGCAGCGGCACAACAAGGGGGTGAGCGCTGGCGACAGGCTGGCCGGGATGACACCGGAGCCTGGATCCATACTCCGCGCACTCGACAGGGCCGTCGCCGTCACCGAGATGGGGCCGCGGCTGGGCGAGGCGATCAGGGCCGAGAGGGCCGGGAAGGAAGGATTCGAGCTGGGGAAGTATTACCGCGAGGCGTCCGTAGACTTCTCGCAGCAAGGCTACTCGGGCGTGGCGCATGGGCTCATGATCGCCATTCCGTTCCTCCGTGCCCAAGTCGCATCGTGGGACCGGTTCTATCGAGCGCTGGGCCCTGGGCAGGGTCTCAGCAGGGCGGCTGCGCTGGCAGGCCGCGACGACCTGGCCGAAGCCTTCAGGATGAGTGTGGCCGACGAGTCGATGAAGACCAGGACGGTCGCCAAGATCATAGGGATGATGGGCTTCTCGATGTGGAACACGGCCCACAACATGGGCATTGAGGAGTACCGGAACACGGACCATCAAAAGAAGATGCTCTACAACTACTTCTACGTTCCCGTCGGCAGAACCGGCGTCGGCGAAGTCGAGTACGAGATGTTCCGAATGCCCAGGCCGTACGACATCGGCATGTTCACTGCCGTCGGCGATCTCTGGCTGGAGAACATGCTGGAGTCGGAGGACCCCGTCGCATTCAGCCACGGCATGGCACTGCTGTTCTCGATCTCCACCAACTTCGGGATCGGTATCCCGCCGCTGTTCAACGCGGCGTTCAAGATCCTTGCGGACAAAGACCCATTCACTGGCCGGCCGGTGCTGGGACACAGAATGAGCGCGGCCTCACCGCGGCACCAGACGAAGGCGTCCACCTCGGAGACCATGCGGGCGTACGGCGAGGCAATGAAGGACGCTCCGATAGTCGACTGGATGAAGAGCCCCGCCATGATGGAGTCGGTGATGCAGTCGTTCATGGCGACGATCCCCGGCATCGTCCTGGGCACGCTGGACGACATTTTCTTCGACGTGCCGGCCAAGCGACCTGGTGAGCGAGCCGGTCTGCGGCGCGTCAAGCCCACGCGGGGGATCAATACGCAGTACCAGCGTGACTGGTTCCAGTATATGGAGTGGCTCAACAAGGCGCGTGTCGACCGCGGCATCATGACAGAGAACCGAGACCGCGAGGGGTTGCGCGAGCACGACGACACCGTGGAAGGTGTCGTCTTCCGCCACAGGAAGAGACTGAGCAACACCAGCAAGCGGATCGGGAAAGTGGACGCGGAGATCAGGAAGTTTCGACAGACGATGCAGAAGAAGGGATGGTCTGCCGAGCGCGGTCGGGACGAGAAGGAGAAGCTGCTTCGCGAGCGCGAGCGACTCTACGAACGCGGCGTGAGGTCAATCGAGCCGAAGGTGAGAGCCCAGCAGGAGCGCGAGAATGGCAGATAAGACACTGGAAGAGTACGCGAGGACTGCCGCTGGCAACGGAGTGGGGGTTCCTCCCGACTGGCCGCAGGAAGGCTGGACCTCCGACCAGGTCAACAACTTCATTCGCGCCTTCATGGCAGCCGTCAAGCTCTTCTGGGACGACCCGTCATGGGTGGAGCCCTTCGCTGGCACCGACGAGTCGTGGGTGTTCACCAGGCTGAGCGATACCGAGCTGCGCATCGCTGGCCCCCGCGACGTCACGGGGCAGCTACTTGCGGAACGGCGCGTGAAGTTCACCGACGACGTGGCCGGCGAGGTCTTCGGCTGGATCACGGTGTCGGGTTATAGCGGTGGAAACAACGACGTCACTGTTGAACTCGACGCCGGGATCGTGTCGGCCAACACCGTGAAGGTCGAGTATTCAGCCATCGCGCTGAAGCGCCCAGCGTTCATCTCGCTCGGCACGGCGGGCGCGACGATCCCTCTGGCCGAGGACATCACGACGATGCTGGGGCAAGCCCTCCCGCTGGGGACCGCGGCCACCAAGGACTTCGGCGGTGCCACCGACGAGCTGCCGCAGAACAGCGACCTGGGCAGCGCCTCGCTCAAGGACGTGGGATTGACCGCAGGAAAACTGCCGATGGCAGAGGACGTCTACCCGGTTCTCGTAGAGCCGTTCCTTGGCTCCGTGGCATTGCTCGACTCCCCGTACCTGATGCAAAAATACATCGCGACGGAGAACACCAATTCCGGGAGCAACTCATTCTGGGAGCCGACGGACTGGCCTGCCGGGATGAATCCCGGTGGAGCCGTCTTCGACGGAATCAAGGCGTTCCGCCTTTGGGTCAGGCTGCAAATGCAACAGGTAATACACATCGACTGGGTCGCGGCCCACATGGGCGCTACGGGAGACGAGACGGATTTCGAGGTCGCCAGGGACAGCAGCGCAACCGGCACTCCGGGCGGGACCAGCGAGGGCTACTACATACTCGGTCCGGTCCTCATCACTCCGCTGGTAGGCGACGTACTCACGGTGGTTATCAAGAACGACGGCAACGGCTCGACGCGAAAAGTGAAAATCGTAGACACCGCCGAAGCGAGGAGGAAGTCGATTCTCATTATCGAAGAGCTGTGGGGCGAGGAGTAGGTCATGGCCGAGATCGCAGACCTCGAGGCAGTAGACAGCGCCAACTCCGACGCGCCGGAAGGGTGGCAGTCGGACGTGGTCAACAACGTCCAGCGCGAGCTTATGGCCAAGCTGAAGCGCGGCTGGCAGAGCTTCCCGTGGATCCAGCTCGTCCAGCTCGGGGATGTCGTCACCAAGAACGCCGACGACAAGGTGCAGATCGCAAGCGTGAACTACGAGTCCGCGTTCCCGGCCGGAACAGTCGTCCGCGTCGGGGACGGGATTTCAATCATAATCGCCACCGTCGAGAGCGTCGTGTTCGGGGCGCACACGATCATCACTCTGACGGCCGACTCCCCCACGGTCATGGCCGGTGCCAACGTCATCGAGTTTCTTGTCACGCGAGAAGCCCTGGGGACCGTGGCTCTGCTCGACACCGGCACGTCGGCGGGGAAGGTCCCGATCTGGGACGACTTCGGCACGGCGGCCTTCAAGGCAGAGGGGCCTGCCAACACTCTCGACGCCGACTTGCTCGACGGCGTCCATGCGAGCGCGATAGTCGATACCCGCAACGTGATCGCGAACCCCGACTTTGAGCTATGGCAAGAAGGGGAGTCGTTCGCGGCCCCGGTCGACCAAACCTACTGCGCGGACCAGTGGAAGCTCCTGGTCGAGCAGGATGGTTGCGTGGACGTCGCCTTGACGACGAACTCCACCGAGATCCCTGACGTCAGCAGGTCTGCCATCAAGGTCACTCAGGTGACTGCCGACAAGAAGTGGGCGCTGTTCACGCTCGCGCCGCGCGACGTGTGCTCGTATCTGCACCAGCGCCGCGTTCATTATTCGTTCTCGGCGAAGTTGCTGTCGGGCAAGACGTCTCCCGTCAAGCTCAGGGTCGGGGTCGTGCATTGGGACGGCGCGCTGGACGACGCGACTGGTACTCCCGACCCGATCTTGACGTGGCCTGCGGCGGGGGCGAACCCCGTACTGGCCGGCAGCTACACGTTCCACATTGGCGCAGGCGGCGAGCTGGATCTCGTGGCAGGTACGTGGGCAAACTACAGAGTCAACGTGAACGGGCACTTTGTCGCCAGCTCTAATTGGGGGCTGATGATCTGGTCGGACGATGACACGATCTCCATCGCCGACGAGGTCTATATCTCGAACGTGGTGCTCCGTGGATCCCCGTACTCGCTTGGCGGGGACCTTGAGGTGTTCGTCCCGAAGTCCATGGCAGAGGTCAGGGCTGAGTGCGAGCGCTTCTGCACCACGACGTTCGCAGACGGCGTCACCCCGGCCAACTATGCCCTGGTTTTCGAGGGCGCGCTCTGGGCGTTCTCCGGTGCGGGCGGGGCCAACGACACGGGCACGGGCTGGGATTTTCCGCAGCGCATGTTCAAGATTCCGGCCATTACTCACTACAGCCCCGGCACGGTTACTCCTGGCGGGCTGTTCTGGTGGGAGCTGGACGGCGGGACCACGCGAACCGCCGTTACCCTGGCGACCTCGGAGCAGCGCTGCATGATCTACATCAGCGACAACCCTACGAACGACAAGCGCTTCGCGATCCACGCCAAGGCCCTCGCGAGGATCTTCTGATGAGCGACACCCGCCTGGACTTCGGGCTCATACTCACGGATCATTTCGAGCTGTGCGACGCGGTCGATATGCTGGCCGAGGTGCCCTCGTGCCGGTCGGGCTGGGATGGCGAGTTTGACGTCAGCGACGAGTGGCGGTTCTTCTACCTGTATATGTTCCTGCCGCCCGAAGAGGCGAGTCGCGCGATCCGCGGAGTGCTCGCGGTGCGTCGCTTCTTCCGCGAGCTGCACCAGGCGCTCTACGAGAAGACCGGCCAGGCGCGGCCATTGCCCGAGGCGCTCATCACGGAGCTCGGGCGCAGGGTCCTCGTGGCCATGCACCCCAGCAACTTGGAGCTGGCGCTTGGCGCGACGTCCCACCCCGCCAACATGGTGAGCCAAGCCCTGGTGGCGCTTGACGTGACGGAGGCGAAATGGCAAAAGAGATACTCGTAATCGACCGGGAGCAGGTGATTTTCTTTGCCCTCTACAACCCGGCCCCAATCGTCATCGGCGGCGTGGCGCAGGCGCTCCGCGAGACGTCGGACAAGCTCCCCGAGATCGCGTCCGACTTCCTGTCGGTGGACACGCCGGGCATCTTCGCGGCTATCGACGGCGGCAGGGTGAGCTGGCAACCCAAGCCCGTCACGCGAGCACCAGGGGAGTCGAACGCCCACCTCCGCGAGCGGTACGAGCAAAAGTGGCGGGACTGGAAGGCGAAGGAAGACGCGCGCATCGCCAAGTGGGCCGATCAAGTCGCGAATGTTCGCTGGGTCAACGTGGGGTAGATCATGGGATGGATTGACGAGACTGCGCCCGAGGTTCTGCTCGAAAGTTCTGCGGGCGCTGGCGACTACATGGCGGCCGGGGTCGCGCTGAGTCCGCGCGAGACGATCCAGTTTCGCGTACAGCGCACCGACGTCTCGCCGACCGAGCCGTGGGGCCTGGAAATCTACGCCGCCCTAGAAGACGGCAACTTCGGCAGCCGCCCTCTCGTTACCAAGCGCTACGAGTCGACGCAGCTCGAGGCCACCGTCCTGATGACCGGGCCGGCTTTCGTGAAGCTGCGGATCCTGAATGTCGACGTCTCGCCGACCGACGTGGTGCGCGCCAACGTCACGTACCGCAAGGACGGGGTCAGCCTCTAGTGTCGCATCGCACTGTCGCCGTCGAGCACGCCTACGACTACGTCCCGAACGAGTCGGGCGCGCTTGGGCTGCAACGCTACGGCGCCGACGAGTGGCACGGGCAGTATGGAATCGTCGCGCTGTTCCCGAACGGACCGCAGCCGTGGGGGGGGGCGCAAGGAGCAGGGGTTTCGGCCGGGTTGTCTCCAGTCCTCATCGACCACGCCGACGGCGCGCTCTCGGCGTGGTACGTGACGCAACCCCTTTCGATCCTCTTGGGAAACTGGGGCTACTACGACACCTCGCCGTGGGGCGCTGCGCTGCGCTTTGTGCAGACGACGGCTGCCACCGCTGGCGCCGGATTCTCGTACTCCAGCTCAAGGCTCCAGCATTCCTTCTACGGCCCGCCTGGCGGCGACGAGCACGGGTACACGGTGTTCGCTGTGGTCAAGAACTTTGCCACGAACGACTGGCATCGGCACTTCTTCACCCTGGCCGGTGGGCAGTCGATCTCGTTCGCCTACAACCCCATCGCCGAGGAAATTGCGATCATTCGCACGGGGACACTTCCGGGGACGACGACGCACGCCATCGGGAGCTACCTGCGCGACGATGGCTGGATGCTGTTGGCTTTCCAGTTTCACTCGAAGCACGACCCCCTCAATTCTTATCTCGTGGACACTTGGGTAAACGGCCACAGGATAGCCACCGACGACGTGGTTGCTTCCGGCGACATCACCCAGATTGAGGCGGTGCTGGGCGCTGACGCAACGAACAAGGACGGCTTAGCCTGGGATGGAATCATCGCCCAAGTGGCGGTGCTGATCGGCGACGACGTCCGCGCAAGCGAGGATCTGATACTCGGCTGGTTCGATGACCCGTGGTGGTTTCTGAAGGCCGAGCGACTGTTCACTGAGCCCGAGGGCTGCATCACTGCTGGGATTACTTCGCGGCCGGCCGTCGAGGCTGGCATCGCGAGCCGCGTCGCCGTTGCGGCCGACGTTTCAAGCCGCGTGGCCGTCGAGGCCGACGTCCAGGCGGGGCCCGCCGTGGGGGGTGACGTCGCCTCCCGGCCCGCGGTGACTGCGGACGTCTCAACCTGTCGGAGGAATTGAAATGTCGAGCCCGAACGAGATTATTCTGTACCTGGGGGCCGACACCATCGTCAGCCTGGGGATGGACCGGCCGCTCCACGACAACTCGACGGACCCTCCGACGCCGATAGTGGGCGGGGCCACGGTGACGGGCGTCCTCAAGGACAAGGACGGAGTGGTGCTGGGCGGCGGGCTCGTGTTCTCCTACGTGACGGGGACGGTGGGCCAGTGGGACGCCAACGTGGCCGATGACTACGCCGGCCTGGCGCTCAACATGCGAGGGACAATCGAGATCACCGCGGACGCGGGCGGCGCGAAGAAGCTGTTCGCAGAGCTGAACTTTCACGTCCGTCGCTACCAGGGCGAGGCATGATGGAAGCCGCGGTTCACATGAACGGGTGGGCGTCGAAGGTGCTGCTGATCCTCTTGACCCTGCTGGTTTCATGGACTGCCTACGAGGCCATCGAGGGCCGCACGTTCCGCGAGGCGGGGGGCCGGTTCACGCGGGAGGACGGGATAAAGCTGGGCCATCGAGTCTCGCTCTTGGAGCAGAATTTCGGGTTCGTCTCGACGCGATTGACTGAAGCTGTCTCAGCGCTGGGGATCGAGACGCAGCGGCTCCAGCTTCAGATCGACCGGCTCGAAGGACATGCCCCTGAAACCTATACCAGCGACGGTCGCCAGTGACCTGGGCACGCATAGGGACGATTGCGGGCGCCCTGGCCGCGCTGTACTTCGTGTTCAGCTTCTACGCCCAGGCCCAGAGCGACAGCGCCGAGCAGGTCACGCTCGTCGAGGCCGTCGAAGCGCTGGCTGCGATCCATGTGCGACAAGACACGGTGGACGCGGCCGAGGCGCGGCTGAAGGCTGAGTGGTGCCTAGCAGGCAAGCTCGTAGACCCAGGGGACTGCGCAATCGTTCTGCTGCCCGCCGTCAGTGCGGCCCCGCCAGCGGAGCCCGACCCTTAATCGGCCCTCCAGGGCTACTGTCCCCTCGGATGGTCCGTTGGGGCTCTAGCCGCCGTCATACCCTGGGGGGCCGGTTTCGAGGCGCTATGCTTTGCGCCACGGAGGAACCTATGAAGAACAAAGTGACCACGATCAGCGGGATCCTGCTCATCATCGGGGCTGTCGCCACCGCAGTCGGCAGCTTCCTCGCAGGCGAAGCGCCGGACTTCAGCGCGCTCCTGGCGGCAGTCGCAGGCGCCGGCTTCCTCAAGGCGGCCGACGGCGGCCTGTGATCGGGAAGGAGATCGCGGACGTCCTCTCACCGTTCATCATGTGGGGGGGGCTCGTTGGTCTCATCCTCGTCGTTCTCTATTTCTGTTACCGGATCCTCGCTTCCGGGGCCGTCGCGAAGGACGACCTCGAGGAGCTGGTCCAGGCCCAGGAGGACAATGCCGATGCGCGTGAACGCCTCAAGGCTACTCGCCGTCGGATGCGCGGCTCTTTTCTTGACGGCTGGTTGCGGCGGCCCAAGGATAAATAGCTTCCCGCCCCCGGAGACCGAATGCCCGACTCCCGACGACGCGACGATGCTCGGGGAGATCCTGAGCGCACTCCGAAGTGGAGATCCCGTTGCCGATCAGCGGCTCTACGACTTCGGGCTGCGCTTTACCGGTGCTGGCGCCTACTGCGTGGCGGCAACGAAGGAGCTGAGCCCGTGACCCCTGCTCGCGACCCTGTGTTCGAAGAGATCGAAGCCTTCACGACGGCCTACGAGAGCGGGTGGAGTTCTAGCGGCGGCCTCCACAACGACCCTCGCGACAAGGGCGGGTGGACTCGCTGGGGCCACGCCGAAGCGGTCAACGACGACCTCACCTACGACGACCTGGTCGGCATGGACCGCGAGGGTGCGCGCGAGCGCTACCGGGACAAGTTCTGGGACCCCGTTGCCGCCATCGTTCCGCCGACTCACCCGCGGCTACGACAGGCCGTCTACGACGGCTTTACGAACGGCCAAGTCCACGGCCTCCGGTCCCTCCAGCGGATCCTCAAGACGCCCGTTGATGTTGGCCGGCGCGGTGGCGGGTTCGGCCCCGATTCTCGCGCCGCGCTTGCCGAGGCAATCCTGAGCCGACCCGAGGGCGCTCTCGTCAGCGACTACCTCGCCGCGCGCAGGGTCGACTACGACGGGATCGCTGATGCTCAGTCGCGGGCCAGTGGCACCGACCCAGAGGATCACCCCTTCCGTGGTCCCTGGAATCACCGCATCGACTCGCTGGAGCGATACATGGGCGACGACGACAAGCCTGCTTTCATCTCCAAGCGAATGCGGAACTAGGACCGGAGGAGCGCCGCCGTCACTCGGGCGCTCCCCCGGCCACCCCCGCATCAACCTTCGATAAGCGTGATGACGTTCCCGGTGGGTATCTCCAGCAACTTCGGCAACAGTCCCTCGCTAACCGTCATGCCCGACTCCGTGACGACCCACGGCAGGACGGCCTCTTCGAGAGAGATCAGGCCGGCATCCACGGCTTCGAACACCCCCATCAGGAACACACGCAATACCCGGTGCATCCTGCGCCACTCCTGGGCTTCCTTGGCGTCGTCTGGGTCGCCCAGTTCCACCCTGAAGCGGCAGAGCATCGGGAACTCCGAGCCTTCCGGCACCCACTCGAATTCGAGAACCGTCTCACCCTTGTTGTAGCGGTCGGTCCACCGGACCCCGTCGCAGCACCAGCCGCGCAACAGCTTGTCGATCTCGTTGCGCGACTGGCCGACGGGGACCTTGGTGTTGGCGGCGTGCTTGGGCATCAGGGCTCGCAGTCCGTCCCCGGCACGTCTTCCCCGTCGCCCTCGTCGTGGCCCTTCGGGAGCGAGCAGACGACCCCCTCGTTGCCGATGGCCTTGCAGCAGAGATCGCCCCAGTCGACGCCCTCGTCGTCGTCGACCAGGTCCTGCTCCTCGGCGACGAAGTGCGCGTACGCGGGCTCGAATGGCACGGGCACGCACTCGGGGCGCTCCACCAGGGCCTTGGCGGCCTGCTCGCAATCCTCCGCGCTGGAGTCCACCGCGCCGTTGCGCTGGTCGAACCACTCGACGTACTTGGTCGCGTAGTCCCAAGCCGCGAGGCGCTCCTCCTTGGACCACTTCCGCTTGATGGTTTCCGGCGACACTGACATCTCGATGTGGTCGAGAGCCTCCTTCAGGCCGCGGAGGGTGCGCCCCTTGCCCTTCACAAAGGCTTTTAGGGGCGCTGGGCCACGGTCGACGGGTTCCGGGGCCTCCTCGCCCGTTTTCGAGGTGGTCTTCGCATCCTGCGGCCCGAGGGCCTCCTCGGTCGGGGTCGAGGTTGTGATCGGGGGCTCGGTCTCTCCGGGTCCCTCCTCGTCCCCGCCCGAGGCTTCGTCGGACGGCACCCCTTGAGGCTCGCCTTCCGCCATCCCTGTGAGGGCGTCCGGCGCGTCCGGCTCAACGTCAAGGACTGGCCCTGCGGCGTCCTCGAATAGGCTCTTGCCGCTGGCCTCTACGGGCGCGGGCGGCGCCTCCTCCTTGGCCGGCTCGTTCGGCGCGGCGATCTGGGCGCGCGTCATCACGGCGGGGGGCCCGTCGGCGTCCAGCTCCTCCGCGAGGTGGAGCCCCTGCAGCACGTCCGAGAAGAGGTCGCGCGCTGCGAATCCCAGCGCCCGGTAGTAGAGCATCCTCTTGGGGTAGGACTTCCAGGGCCCGCCCTTCTGGGGGTCCCAGAGCCCGGCCTTCTTCGCGTCGGCCACGCAGAACGTCTC